CGTCGAAGTTGTGGGGAACGGAAAGAGCGGCGTCGTCGCCGACTCCGAAGATACTTCCATTGATATCTTCTTCAGTGAAACCCATCTCAAAAAGCGAGTATATGACTGCCAATAGAGTAATGAGAGTTCCAATGATCTGGGTGAACCCACTGCCAGAAGGTATGCCTCCTTTCTTTTTGAGAAGCTGTCCTGATGGTAGAAGGATCGGGGTGTTTGTGAAATAGTGACGAAGAAACTCGTAAACGTTCGAGTTGCGCAGCACGGAGCTGTGCGTCATTCCCATTTCGTAATGTTCCTTGAGGAAATCGAAAGCCCAGTGGATCCAGTTAGGACCGCACGAAGCATCCAACTTCTGAACGTCAAAGACAGCGGCGAAACGCTTGTCACGAAGTAGATGATCTATGATCATGGGAAGACTTTTTGTCAAATTCACACCGGTTAAGTACGGGATCTTTCCAAATACGGATGACATCCGTTTGAGGAGAGGTACTGTGTACCGCATTTCCAAACACTTGACTTCGGCAGGATAGGCCCAAACGCCACGGGCTTTTATCTTGTCCGGGGAGTCGTCGAGGTTCAGAAGACCTGGTCGCTGTCCAATCATGCACGGGGGAGCACGTACACGCTGGGGCGGTAGGAATTTGGCGAAATGGTTGAGTCGTTTTGTCCTGTCATAAATATGACCTAGACAATCAGCTTGCGTCGTGAAGTTACGTCGGAGTGGTAGTCCGGGACTTGCTGTGACGTCTAGCTGTTGTACCAAACGAGACCAACCTGCCACGTTGAAATCAATAGGTTCTACCTTGCCAACAGGCTTGAACAGACGTTTCATCATGGTTTCGGCTTTGCGCATCGAGGTGTTGCTTGGCTTTCGTTTCCAAGCCCTATCAAATAAACCGATATGATGCATGACCCTTTCTGGGGTACAGGGGTCTCGGCGATAGGTGTTCTCCAAACGGGCCGTAAGAGCTGGGTCCGCTTTCTTGAGAACGTCTCTGAACCATGGATCGTACCGAGGGACACGCTGATGATAAGCGTACCCGTCCATTTTACCAATGTTGAGCATGGATCCAGTGGGGGTCAGAGAATAAGGGTTCGTATATCCAGAAGGATCGAATCCCTTTTCGAAAGTCGTCGTAACGTAATTGCGGCTTGCGTTCGGACTGTTAGGTCCAGCGAGTTCACCTGAGTTCTCGAGCTTCCATAAGTATGGGATTGAACCGGAGGGGAACTTTGACCGAATGGCGATCTCCCGACGAAGAGAGAGCGCGAATGCGTACGGGTTGCGTG